CGATGCACCTGACCAGAAAACCAAAGAGATCGACATATATGAAGGCGTCAGTATTCAAAAAGTCTTGGATGCTAGAGCGGGAGCTGCTGCCAATAGTTCTGGGGGGGCTGGTAGTGTGACCACCCCGGTGGTGGTGCAAAATGTGACTAACAACAATACCGTATCTGCTCCCACTACAAACACAAGTATTGCAGCCCGGACAGAGGCTGTTGAGAAGACGGCACGGAGAAGGAATGCCCAGATGTATAATTATGTTCCTTCTGCAAACTAGTAAATAAAAAACCCGCCCTGATTTCTCAGGGCGGGTCGCTTGTTGGCTTATCTTGGAGTTATGGAGCGATAGCGCATCCACCAAGATTCGCCTGAGGGACGGGCTACTCCTTCTCAGCCAACTTCGCAAAGAAGCTCAGTGCTTCCTCATCACCGGATGTCTGCTCAGTCGAGGCACCTGAAGACTCTACGGCTTGTGTGCCACCATCCTTAATCTCCCGATTGCCGTAGGGGAGATCATCAGACACCGTGGGCGTGGGAGACGCAGTCTCCCTCTTTGCATCCTCATTATAATCCGATTCGACAGATGCCTCGCCCAGAACCTCATTCAGGCGAGCTTTGAGGGTGTTGTATGACTTGTAGTTCGCAGGATCAATGAACTCCGCAAGATTATGCACTTGGTCAAAGACTTTCTCAAGTGCATCATTATTCCCGTCCAACAATGGGGAGATGGCATCAAACTCAGACCGGTCGTAGTTCCGATATCCCGCGACATCGCAAATCTTGATCTTGAAGTTCGCGCCTCCCCACATATCAAACGGATTGAGGGGGGTCTCATCCTGAAATTTGGGATTGGCAACGTCCACGATTTTCGACTTGATTTTCACTCCAAACCGATAGAGGAAAACCTTTCCCTCGTTATCTGGGTTTGCTGGATCGCTCACCACAAAGATGTTGGAAACATTGTTGACCTTACGCTTACGCTTACGGGCAAGTTCCTTGTCATCATCGCTTCCGCTGTTCCAGAGTTTGGTGTTCATTTCACTCACTGGATCAGGCTGATTGTCAAGCGTGGTGCGAGACTTCTCAATATACCATTTCCCGGTTGAGCCTTGAAACCCGTGTTCGTAGTAGGTGACCCATTGCTTCGCGTTTGGGTCTGGAAGAAACCGGATAATAGCAAATCCGTTTCCGACCTTATCCACACCGGGATACCAAAACCGGGCATCGGTATACTTGTCCTTGCTGTCCTCTGTCGCCTCCAGAAGTTTTTGGAGGCCCGCTTCGCGATTCTGTTGAAGTTGTTCGAATATTGACATATGTTTTTTTGTTGTTTTACTTGTTTTACTTGTTTTGCTTGTTTTGCTTGTTTTGCTTGTTTTGTATCATTAGATACTGCGCGTATCTAGCGAATTAATCGAGTGCGTTACAGCACCTTCAGATGGCCGTGCGTTTCCAGAGACCTCTGTGGTCCCATAGACCACTGCGTTGCCAAGCACCCATGCGTTCTCAGAGACCCGTGCGTTCTCATAGACCGCTGCGTTCTCAGAGACCCGTGCGTTCCCATAGACCACTGCGTTCTCAGAGACCTGTGCGTTTCCAGAGACCGCTGCGTCCCCATAGACCTGTGCATACCCATAGACCGTTGCGTTCTTCCCAGAGACCGCTGCGTTCCCGTAGACCGTTGCGTTTCCAGAGACCTCTGCGTTCCCAGAGACCTTTGCGTTCCCAAGGACCTTTGCGTTCCCAGTGACCGATGCGGTCCCAAGGACCCATGCGGTCCCGTAGACCTTTGCGCTGCCAAGGACCCATGCGTTGCCAAGGACCCATGCGTTCTCAGAGGCCCGTGCGGCCCCAAGGACCCATGCGTTCTCAGAGACCCATGCGGTCCCAGAGACCTGTGCATACCCAGAGACCTGTGCGTTCCCAGAGACCGCTGCGTTCCCAGTGACCTTTGCGTTTTCATAGACCTTTGCGTTCCCAGCGACCAATGCGTTCCCAGTGGCCTTTGCGTTCCCAGAGACTTTTGCGTTTTCATAGACCACTGCCCATCCAGTGACCTTTGCGGTCCCAGAGACTGATGCGTTCCCAGTGACCTTTGGGTTCCCATAGACTGATGCGTTCTCAGAGACCACTGCGTTCCCAGTGACCTGTGCGGTCCCAGAGACTGATGCGTTCCCAGTGACCTGTGCGTTCCCAGAGACCTGTGCGGTGTCCCCATAGACCACTGCGTTCTCAGAGACCCAGCAGTCGCCTTCATGACTCAGGTTATCTTCGGATTCGATGAAGCCGCCAAGCTCGCCCTTTTTGATACCACTAAAGCCCCGAAGAGAGCGAATTCGTTTACAGGTTGACCGTGTTGGGTGGGTTTCGCTCGTTATTTCGTATTTCTTCATGATGTTTTGCCTTAGATCGATGAGACCATATCACATTTCTTTTTCGCAGTCAACCCCTCAATGATGCTTCGGCGAACCTTCTGGATGTCAGGAATCCATCCCGCTAAAAAGGGTTGGTAGTTTTCGATAAGGTCCAACCGCCCCTTGTATATCCCCAGTGGATCAGAGAGTTTCCGGCGCAACACCGGAACGAAATCCAAAAACAAATTTAACACCACCTGAAGTTCAATTTCAACTCCACTATTCAAAATTAAGGGGGTGTCGCCCGCAAACATATCGTCAAAGGGCAAGGGGAATTGCTTCACTTGTTTGGTTGCCCGGTAAGACAATGATGAAATTCTTTCATGCAGTGTCTCTAGGTGTTCCGTTGTCGCGTCCCCAACCCAAAGTGTCGGTTTCCCCCCATGAACTGCATTGGCGACAAAGAATTGAACCAAATCATCTTGCCTTGGAAACCACTTTGCGACCTTTTCAAAAAAATATCTATCCCGTCTGTTTTCATACATGGTGGGATTGATTCTGGTTTTAAATCGATATTTGATGGCATCATAATTCCCCGAAAAGTGTAATCGGATTGCTTGGTAAATTGTATATGCACGATAACCGCTCATTGGTTTCTGGTTCTTATGAGATTGTGAGCTGGAGTTTCTTCATGAACTCGGAGGTGAATCCCGTCGCCGCGCTCATGGCATTGAACGTCTCAACAGCAGCAGCAGCCTGAGCTTTGGCTCGTCCCTCCATATCCGCCATATACTTGTCGCATTCCCCTTTTGTTTCAGGAAGCCAGTAACCTTTTCGGTCAGAGAGGATGGGAATATTGTGGACGACACGGAGATCTCGGATGATCTGCCTAACCATGCGTGTCGTTGTATCGAACCTCCCGTGCCTGATGTCTGCCTCATGTTCAGGGTGACATCCTAGCCATGCCTCTGTCTGGGCAATTTCTCTCTGGGAATAATGCCTCCCCCATTTCACCCAAAGCAGACGAAGTACAGAGGTCTGTGCCGCAGTGAATCGACGGTCTTCATCGATGAAGATGATGATCCCTTTGACCTGCTCTTTAATGTTTTTCATGCGGTCTTGACTAATAAAGTGTGTTTACGGGTGCTTCTCCTTTGATGCAATTCAACTGAACAGCCTCTGCATACACACGATCTTTCAAGTTCCCTTTCACCAGTCTGGCGAGGTCTTCCGGTTCGATATTATGATCCTCGGATACTTGCAACAATGCCTCCATGTGCGTCATGTTGTCCTCCTTCACATATCGAACAACTTCTGCGATCATATTCTTTTGATTAATTCCAATCTCCATTTCAATAGAGAGTTTGTTTTGTAATTGATCAAGTGTTTTCATTAGTGTTTTCATTAAATTGGTTTTCTTGTCGCAAGGACTCGATACAGGATGCATTGTCGGTTAATGCGACCCGTGGCAGGTTTTTTCTTGGTTGTGAGTCTGGATATGATCGTTTCAATTTGCTTGGGAGTCTTGATTGCAACCACCGGAGCCAGAACATCTTTCGGCTTTCTGAGTGTGATGGCATAGCTCACATCGGTATCGAAGTTCTGTATAGTGGACCCCTTGACCCCTAAACCATCTGGGGATTTTGCGTGATAAACATTTAGCGTCTTGTATCTAACATTGAAAACATAAAGGTGTTGCGCCCCCGGAATACACACCGGGTTTGTGGATTTCAATTTGAAATCCTCGTTCTCTGGAGCAAAACTCAGAGTCTTTATTTGTTTTTCAGCCGACCTAATGTGTGTCTTGCGCGGTTTGCGAGGTTTGGCGGGCTTCACCCAAGAGTCGAGCAGACGGATCATATTCCCAAGCTCGTCTAGCCGTCGTTTCAGGGCGGGCTTTGAGAGGTAGGAGAATCCCCCATCCGCAGAAGGCACCCCTAGATCCTGCTCGTATTCGGTATAGAATTTGAGCAGATACTCACGTAATGGGAGCAGTGATCCCTTGTCAACTGCAATGTGGTTGAGGGACGACACAATGTCAAACTGTCGAACCTTAGATAAGGGAGACTCTATCCATGAATCCAGAACCTCATCGAAATCCCTAATAACACCGAGAACCTTGGCTTCAGTGTTTCGCCTCTTGGCGGCGCGGGCAAGTTCCAGCGGAAGTGGGCCAGATTTTTTTTCAGAAACATTCGGCTTTGTCGGTGGAACTGCCCTTAGAAGGACATCAATGCGAGTGCAGATATCAACAGCGCATGGCACCCCTCGACTAGCCATGCGGGCAAGTCCCCCTAAAACATTTACTGGCATTCCAGCAGGGAAGTTTGATGTGATTGTATTTGCTTGGGTTGCCGTATACTTGGGGTGACCGATCATAAACTCATGGAGTGCATAGAGATAATCAGCTCGCTCGAAATAGTAATTGTAGAAGTTGAATGCCTTGGTTGCGAAATCCTGATACTTCTGCTTGGTTTCCTTAAACGAAATATCTTCAGGGACCCATACCGGCTCATCTCCAGTGAATGTAGAATCTGTGGCCTTTACCTGACCAGTTTTGGTGAATGCTTTAGTGCGTTTCATGAATAGTGATATTATGACAGAATCCGGGATTCCGTCAAGGGGTTTTTATTACGTTCTGCTGGGGATTTCTTCCCGTTGGGTTTCCACAGGCATCCTTCTATTCCATCAGTTCCGCCGCCCCAAGGTCCGTTAGATTGGCAAGCATAGTTTTTGCGTCGGTGCCAACTGGTGCAAGTGTAGCAACATCTGACGACCGGATGACCGGTAAGCGTCAAGGGGTTTTTATTCGTCATCTTCTTATACCCTTTCCAAGTTGACCCCCATGATCTTCAGCTCATCGTCAATATCGTTTCGCGTAGGCGCAAGAACCCCGCTGATGCCAACAGCCGCCGAGATGTGCGACATGCGGGGCGAGGGCCAAGCATCGGGCTTGCGTCCACATTTCCCGGCTGCAAACCCAGACTCCATAGCGTTAAGCATTTTTGAAACGCTATACACCCCACGGGAGGTCGCAGCACCGGGAACTCGGAATGCCGGGAGCGTTTGATTTATGTTGATCCCCAGATTCTTTGCTGCTGTGATAAGCTCGGCCCGTGTTACCCTCTCTCCGTTACAGGATTGCAGTAGGGCGATTAGTTTGTGGTGTTTCATTGTTTTTTTATTAGT